CTCCTCTCTGCTATTTTTGTCCAAGCTGCCAACAACCTATGGTTGGCAGACGACGGAAAATCTTTCGTATTTAAAATGGTGGTTGGTTCTGCTCTTTTATTATCATTTGGAGCCTTTCTCCATTACATAATAAAGAACCAACAAGCCATTGTAGGAGTTTTTGAAGCGCAATCCTACGGAGCCGATTTCAAGTCCCGCCGTGCGCAAACCAAACAAGCCAAACCTGTTAAACATATCCGAGGTGGGATGCGAAAAGTTTCATCTAATACATATATACAACAGGGTGGTAGTGATATCCAGACCGCCGAAATGATCTGGAATAACCTCGCTCAAGCCGGTTATACAGGAGTCAGGAGTCATCTGTTTTTTATCGACCAATCGATAGCAGTTGCACCCCTCCACTCATTCCGAGAACTTGCTAGTCTATTCCGTAAGACTATGAAGTTCTTCTCCATTTGTGAAGGAGAAGTAGATCTCGAGTTTGGAAAAGATTTCGATCTTGTCGTCAATTCTGCCAGCGACATGTTATTTTTCCAATTCCACACGAATAAGGTTTCACCTCGACGAAACCTAGCCAAACATTTGGTGAAGTCCACTGATTTAGAACCCGAATATAATCAGACCATTGCCTGTGTAACTAACAGGAAAGGACAAATGTTTGTAATGCAAAGTCCCAAGTCACAATTAGTAGAGGATAAGCAATACCAAGGAGAAAGTGGTTTTCTGGTTGCTTCTTCCGCAATTATTGTCAACATGCCCACCGTAGAAGGTGAATGTGGTGCTCCCTATTTTAGCACCAATGACAAAGATATCCGTAAGATTTACGGAATCCATATTGCAGGAGATAAAAACCAGGGAATGGCTCAAATACTTTCCCTAGAAGCTTATGAAGAGGCCAAGGAAGCCTTCGAGTTTCAATCGCAATCCAAACGTGAACCTTTGGTTGTTCCAGAAGAAATTTTGGAAGAAGCAAAGGATTTTTGTGATGAAATTCTAAATGTACCCGGTGACGGAGTTGACTACCCCGCCACAGTTGTAATTATTGGGACGCTAAAACCCCATTTACGAGTTCGACAACCCCCCAAAACAGAACTCAGACAATCTCTTATCTTTGGAGTGTTAGGTGTGCCCGCACGTGTTCCCGTACGTCTGTCCAAACATGATGTACACCGCGGGTTAACCCCACAACAAAGAGCTATGCAAAAATTCGCACTTCCGAATATTGCAGATGAAGATGTCGATCCAGAAGTTTCGAAAGCTTTAGATTTAGCCGCAGATGTTTTACTCGCTGCCCTTCCTACCTCGAAGGGTGTCGTGTTTACACTCGATGAAGCTTTAAATGGTCATCCAAAATATCGTTATTTCCGTCGAATTGACGATACTACCTCAGTTGGTTGGCCTCTCACTCAAGAAAAAGTGTTCCAAGGTATACATGCCAAAGGAAAGAAATACCTACTTGATGAGATAGACGGAAGATTTGTTATGAAGCCAGAGTTCTTAGATGCCTATAACAAATCTTGGGATGCTTTGGTCACGAAGTTGCCATTACGTGACCGCACTTTTCAAATATCCCTCAAAGATGAACTCAGAGATACAGATCTCGATGTACCTGTCGATGATTGTACAGTGGAAGACTGCCCCCATAAGCAGTACAAACCACGTATCTTCAATCCCCTTCCTTTCTTTTATCAGATCCATCAACGCCGCTTGTATGGAGAGTTTGTAAATATGATGATGGAGTGGCACAACGAGAGCTTCTCTCGCGTTGGTGTTAACCCCCACTCTCTTGAGTGGGCTCTTTTGTTCCGTCATATATCTGAAAAACTCTTCCACAAAGATGGAGATTTTAAGGGATTCGATGCCTCCCAGCCTCGTTTCCTCGGACAGAAAGGATACGCCCTAATCAATGCTTGGTACGAGAAAACCAAGTTCCTTGTTGAAGATGCATGTCGCCGTAAAGTTCTCACAGAAACCATGAAGTTGCAGATCATGGCGTGCTTAGATAAGTTGATTGCCTTGTATAAGGGAAATCCATCCGGATCCTTCCTTACTACTGTGCTCAATGAGATTTTGGTCATGCTTGCTATGATGACCGTTTTCTACCTCTATTGCCAAGAAATTCAGAAGCCCCGCACAATGACGAAAGTCTATGAAGACATTCGTTGCCCGAGTCTGGGTGACGACCATATACTAAGTGAAGACGAGAAGATTCCTTTCAATCGTCTGAAAGATTTAATATGGAAGTGTTTCGGAATGAAGTACACGTGCGCTGCAAAAACTTCCGAAGCCTTAGACGACAAGCCGTTGGCTGAACTTACTTTCCTCAAAAGAAGGTTCAGACCTGCCGACGGTCTTGTGTTCGCTCCACTCGAGATGGACGTGATAGTTTCTATGCTATCTTACATCCATGTTAAGAGTGATGGTGGTGATCCTTACCAAGCAACTCGTAATAATGCCCGATCAGCAATACAAGAGTTGTATCACCACGGCAGAGACATTTTCGAAGAAAAGAGCAAGTTGATCAACTTGGCTCTCGAAAAAGTCGGAATCCCCGCAATTACGCTGACTTATGCCAGTCTTGACGAATCTTATCGAGGGGGAACCTTCGAAATAGATATGTTAGGCGTATTGCAATACCCACACCAATTTACCGTCCAGGGATTGGAGGATGGGAAAACAGAAAGCACTGCTCAAACTACCAGCCAGATTGCGATTACTGCTGTTTCTGACTTGTCCCCTATGACAACAGAAGTAGCTATCAAGAAATCCACTGGGTATGGTAAGAGTGACCCTTATGTCGACCAAGGACTAAGAGTTGTTCTCGAGCGTGTTTACTACAAAAATTTTCAATGGACTGCGAGTCAAATCTTTGGACAAGACATTTATGCCTTGGACCTACCCAAAGATCACATCATTGGAAATGACAATCTTGTTTCGAAACTTTCTAAGTTTCAATTCTTTCGCTCTGCGACTCTCGTTCAATTGAGAGTTAATAGCACCAGTTTTTATACTGGAAGATTGTTGGTTGCCTGGATCCCCTACTATAAAGACAGTGGTACTCTTGGACGTAAGAAAGCTTACGAGCTTTTTGACGTTTATGCTGCGTCTTGCAATGAACATGTGGTGTTATCCGCTAACTCCACAGATACCGTATCGTTCATTATCCCATACGTAGCTCCCCAACAGTATTTCGACCTGTCCCATTTAGATACAGCTGAAAGCGAGGGTTATTTCGGATATGTCAAAGTATTCGTTTTATCTCCCCTCATGATTTCTTCTTCCGTCACTGTCCCACCAGTGAACGTAGCTGTCTCTATTTCTTTTGTAGATCCTGAAGTTGCCGGTTTAACCAGTTACTCTATTCCCCCTATGAAGAGTACGAAGAAGAAAGCCTACCGCGTTATCGAACAACGAGATTTCGCGAATGGTTCCATTAAAGGTGTTTTTAAAACACAAGGTATCGTTGGAGAGACGCCAGAACCTGTTCCACAGAATGACGCACCCCTTAAAGAACAACAGAGTGTTTCTAGCTCTGGTGTCGTTTCAAGTGCCCTCAGCACTGTAGGTTCGATAGCTTCTATGTTTTCCTCCTTCCCTGTTATAGGAGGTATTGCCTCAATAGTTGCTCCCGTGGCTAATATTGCGTCCTCTATAGCCAGCTCTCTCGGGTTTGATAAGCCTGTTTCCGCCCAGGTGCCCACACAAGTTATCCCAACGCCTTTTCCCAATCTAGCTGAAGGAAAAGGACTCGACCCCTCCCAAGTGATAGGCCTAGTTGTTGAAAATGGAGTTTCCGCAGACCCCTCCATCTTCTGTGATAGTAAAGACTACACGAAGTTAACTAATTATGCCGGCCTTCCCGCTCTTATAGGCCGATACTTAGTTGTCAACGGAGAAGAAGGTGATATAGTCTTCTCCCGCATTGTTACACCAAACGACTGTTACACAGACGTCGATCCCTCAGGTGCAGTTAATCTCTTCCGCACGCCTTTAAATGCGGTTGCAGATAAATTTCGCTTTTGGACTGGATCCTTGAAATATGCTCTTTATATTTCTGTTCCCCATTTCGTCTCTTTCCGTTTCAGACTTTCTTGGTGTCCTTCATATCTCCACAAACCCCTCAATACAGCAGATGGAGCCGGAGATTATATCTCTAAAGTTGTGGACGTGAATGGTAGTCAAGTATTTTACTTTTCCATTCCGTATCTCCAAACCACGCCATGGTGTGCTTCTCTTCCCCTTCCTGTAATAGAAGACACCTCCGCCGATGCTAATCAGCATGGAACTAACAATGGAGTGATCCAATTTTCCATTGTTAATGACATGACCTATACTGATAGCGCTGTACCCCCCACCATTGATATTGCTCTTTATCAAGCTGGTGGCGAGGACTTGAGATTTGCTTGTCCCCGTGCCCCCTGGTCCAATATAGAGCTGGGTCCATTTTCAGCAGAACACCGTAAGGAAAAGAAAATGACCCAACAAGGTATTACCCCCGAGATAACAGCTTACCCTAGAAGACTGTTTGAACATACCTTCGATCCCCTTGTGACTCCCGTTAGTTCACAGATTGTTAGTGGTATCAACCACGGAGAAGAAGTTGTCTCCTTCAAGACACTTGCTCATCGTTACACAAAGATGACTCCCATTTCTCCCTGGGTTGTCGCCCCCGGCGAATACCACCAAAACGCTCTGTTAATTTCCCCCGAGATATATGGTGCAACCAATTCTGATATTCAAGATTTTAAGTACGACTTAGATTCTATGTTTCTTTTTAATAGAGGAAGCAAGAGATTTATGGCTTATAAATTGAATTGTCCAAACACATTTCCTATTACCTTTATAGCGAAGAATGTGTATAATATAGGCTTTACTGATGCTTATAGCCGTCCTGTTGATGACAACACCAACACTCTAGGGCTCGACGGTCAAGTGTTGAACCAAATGGAACTGCGTCCTGCTTTTATGTTCCAAGTCCCCTTCTACGATAACACTGTTATGCGTGGATCCAAATATCAGTACCCGGAAGATGTGGTCCAAGAAGTAATCCCTTTACTTATGGCCCACAGTGCTTATACTGGCGCCTTTCCCGTCGAAATCTATGAAGCTCGCGCTGATGATTTCTCTTGGGGGTGGCCTAAAACCCCCCTCAAGGCCTGTTGGCTCATCCCCCCAGCCAAAGACGGAAAGGAAGAAGAAATAAATAAGGTGGCACTCTACCTTACTTCCAAAAACGATCAATTACTTTTAACCGATCCTATTCATGCTCAACCCAAATAAGAGAGTATGAAGGCCCCCCCGGGCTCC